CGATGGGAATCTTCACCATATCAAGACAGCAGATTTCCTAATTGTTAACACTCGGGATAAGGACATCGGAACTATCTGGGAGGCTGGCTATGCTTTTGCAAATGATGTGCCAATTGTATATTTCTGCAATGGTCTTCCGACCGGGGCAAAGTTTAATTTAATGCTCGCAAGAAGCGGGGTTAAAGTATGCACATCCTTTGAGCAGCTTGAAGACTATCTAGACAGATGCTTTGAGAGTGAAATGCTTATTGTCGAACCGTATGATCAAGAGATAGAATAGGAAGCAAAATGCAAGCACCGGATTACTATCAGATATTAGGGCTATCTAGAGATGCTTCTCAAGAAGATATAAAAAAATCTTACAGAAAGCTTGCGTTAAAATATCACCCAGATAGAAATCAAGGTGACTCTGAGTCAGAGAAGAGATTCAAAGAGGTGTCTGAGGCTTACTCAATATTGTCAGACGAAGAGAAAAAGAGCCAGTACGACAGGTTTGGGACGGTCGGTGAGGGAGCAGGTTTTTCAGGAGACATATTCGAGTCTTTTTCTGAAATGTTTCAAGGATTTGGCTTTGGCGACATGTTTGGTGGAAGGCGAGGCTCAGGAAGAAGGCAGCAGAGAGGTACTGACATAAGCATGCAGATTAACATCACGCTACAGGATGTCTTGCGAGGTGTTAGTAGAAAGGTTCAGGTTAAAAGAAACATTGTCTGTGAAAAGTGTGATGGCGCTGGTGCAAAAGACCCGAGCAGTATAAAAACGTGTTCACAGTGTGGCGGAAAAGGTGAAGTCGCAATCCAGGCAGGATTCATGACTGTTGTCCGACCCTGCCCGGTATGTGAAGGTACAGGCACACTTATAGAGTCTCCGTGTGACCTGTGTTCTGGCGCTGGAGTCAGACCAGAGATTAAGAGCATAGATCTTGACATACCGCCCGGTGTATCACACGGCACACAGATGAGAGTCGCCGGCTTTGGAAATTTCGAAAAAGGCTGTCATTCACCAGGCGATGCCTATCTTGTTGTCAATATTGTTGACGATAGAAGGTTTGAAAGAAACGGGCCAGACTTGTTTACAGTAAAGCAGATTGAGATTGAGCATGCGATCCTAGGCGGAGACATTCAAGTTGAAGGAATAAATGGAGAGAAGGCGTCTCTACACATACCTGCTGGGATGCAAACTCACACAGACTTTAAGATTAATAATATGGGACTACCTGTTGCTGTAGACTCAAAACAAAGAGGCTCATTGTATGTGCAAATCCACATAAAAACGCCGCAGAGCCTCACTGAAGAATCAATAAAAATTCTAAAAGACTTTGAACAATCAAGAAAAAAATAGTATTTTTTTTGATAAACACGTTTTCTTTTTTTTATTCGTGTCTAAACTTTAATTGCGATATTCTTAAGATGATAAGGAGAAATAAAATATGGCAAAAATAATCGGTATTGATCTAGGGACAACTAACTCTGTTGTTTCTGTAATGGACGGTGAATCACCCAAGGTAATCACAAATTCGGAAGGTTCTCGCACAACACCTTCAGTTGTTGCATTTGCTAGTGACGGTGAAAGACTTGTTGGGCAAGCTGCCAGAAGACAAGCTGTTACCAACCCTGAAAATACTGTCTTTTCTGCGAAAAGATTTATCGGGATGAAACACAAGGACGTAAAAGAAGATGTGTCAAATGTCCCGTATAAGGTGACTCGAAGAAAAGATGGAACATGTAATATTAAGCTTGCAAAAAAAGCATACACACCCCAGCAGATAAGCTCAATGGTTTTGCAAAAGCTAAAGAGAGATGCTGAGTCTTACCTTGGGTGTAAGGTCGAAGAGGCTGTTATCACAGTTCCAGCATATTTTAATGATGCTCAGCGTCAGGCAACTAAGGAAGCAGGTAAGATTGCCGGCCTTGAGGTTAAGAGAATAATTAATGAACCTACAGCTGCAGCGCTTGCATACGGTCTAGACAAAACAAAAGATCAAAAAATTGCTGTCTATGATCTGGGAGGAGGAACATTTGATATTTCGATATTAGACGTTTCTGATAATGTAGTTGAGGTTCTGAGCACCAACGGAGATACACAGCTTGGAGGAGATGATGTAGATCAGATGATAACAAGCTGGCTGATAGATACGTTTAAAGATGAGACGGGAATTGACGTTAGCTCTGATAACATGGTCTTGCAAAGGTTGAAAGAAGCTTCGGAAAAAGCCAAGATAGAGCTTTCAAGTGCACAACAAACAGAGATTAACTTGCCGTTCTTGACTGCTGACAGTACAGGTCCTAAGCACCTTATGAAGGTTCTTTCTCGATCTGAGTTTGAAAGAATGATTGGCTCGTTTGTTGAGAGGACACTTATACCTGCAAGAAGGGCACTGAAAGATGCCAAGCTAAAGGTAAAAGATATAGATGAAGTAGTTCTTGTCGGTGGATCTACAAGAATCCCGCTTGTAAGACAGGCAGTAGAAAACTTTTTTGAGAAAAAGTCAAATAACTCTGTAAATCCTGACGAAGTTGTTGCTCTCGGTGCTGCAGTTCAAGGCGGTGTTTTTACGGGAGATGTTAATGATCTTCTTCTTCTAGATGTTACACCTCTCTCTCTTGGGATTGAGACTCTCGGGGGTGTAAACACTGTTCTCATTGAAAGAAATACAACAATTCCGTGCAAGAAGTCAGAAGTGTTCAGCACATCTACAGACGGTCAGACAACTGTTGATATTCATGTTTTGCAAGGTGAGCGGAAGTTTGCTAATGATAACAAGACTATGGGACAGTTTCAGCTATCTGAAATTACACCTGCACCCAGGGGTGTACCGCAGATTGAAGTTAGCTTTGATATAGACGCAGATGGAATAGTAAATGTATCTGCAAAAGACAAGTCCACTGGCAAAGAGCAGTCTATTACTATTCAAGAGGGCAGTACTCTTTCAAAAGAAGAGATTGATCAAATGATTGCTGAAGCAGAACAGTACGAAGAAGAGGATAATGCCAGACACCAGCTTCTTGAAAAGAGAAATGCTCTAGACGGTCTCGTATATCAGGCGGATCAGCTTCTCAATAGAGACGCAGATAACATGTCTCCTAATACAAAATCCTCTGTTGAAGAGGCAGCTGAGAAAGGTCGAGCAGCTTTTTCTAGCGAAGACATAGGGGAAATAGAAACAGTTTTAGAAAGCTTGCAGAAAACTCTAATAGCTGCAGCCGCAGAGCTTCATGCCAAAACTGAACCCCTTGCAGATCAGGTCACTCCCCCAGAACCTGAAGTTGTTACAGAGGGCGGCACTGCCACTCAAACTTCCTAATTGATCGTGTAAAATAGCCGAACCTTGTGGTAGAATACTGCTACTTGGTTCGGTTTTTATATGGAGAGATATTTTGTCATCTAAGCTTATTTTACCCAAAAGATTTGTAGGTCTTCACGCACACTGTGGGACTGGAAGCCCCTATGACGGTCTGGGATATCCAAGCCAGCACATTGACTTTGTTCTTTCCAATGAGATGAATGCATGGGCATTAACTGACCATGGAAATGGTAACGGTCTTGCACACGCTCATACGTATGCCAAAAAGCTAAAAAAGCAAGGTAGAGAATATCGTCAAATATATGGTGTTGAATTTTATTTTGTCCCATCTCTCTCTGAGTGGCGGGTCTCCTACGAGGCACATCGAGAAGAAGTTCGAGCAGCAAGGTCTGAGAAAAAAGCCAAAGAGTCTACTGATATAAATTCTGAAGATGAGATTTCCGGCGGCCTCGTCATTGAAAACGAAGAGGAGACAAAGAATGACTTTGAGAAAAATGACTGGAAGAGAAGATACCATCTTGTCGTCCTCGCAAAAAATCAAATAGGCTTGCAGAATCTTTTTACACTAGTTAAAAAGTCTTACACAGACGGCTTTTATAGATTTCCCAGGATTGACTATAATCTTCTTAAAACTCACGGTGAAGGCCTTGTTGTAAGCACTGCATGTATTGGTGGTTATCCTGCTTCTTTGATTGCAAGGGGCAGCGCGACAGGAAAGACTGATTCAGATATAATGCTAGATTTAGAAAACATGTCTGATAGATTCATAGATGCTGTGGGTCGAGACAACTTCAATCTTGAAATTCAATTTAACTCTCTGTCGATGCAGCATAAAACAAACCGTCACCTTATAGCACTTCATGAAAAAACAGGGATCCCGCTAGTAGCAACTGCAGATAGTCACTATTATAGCCGGAATATGTGGGAAGCACGAGAGCTTTACCGAAAGCTAGGTCGAATGGGCGCAAGAGGCGATACCATGCCTACATTACCTGCTTTTGAAGATTTAAAATGTGAGCTTTATCCTAAAAACGCAGAACAGATGTGGGAAGAGTATAAACTTCATGTTCCAAATTATGATTTTTATGCAGGTAAAGATCAGATAATATCTGATGCTATTGAAAGATCTTATGATATTGCCTGGGAACAGTGCGAGGATGTCTGGTTTGATGAAGAGGCAAAGCTTCCTAAGTTTGGTACTTCTGAGAATTCTGCTTTTAATCAGCTGGCAAGCAGAGTCAAGAGTGCCCTGGTTGATGAAAATCTTCATTTGGATCCCGAATATGTTGAGCGTGCCAAGATGGAGCTAGATGATATCAAGTATCTTGGTTTCGAGAATTACTTTTTAACAATGACAAAGGTTTTTGATTTAGCATCTCAAAGCACAATTATCGGCCCAGGTAGAGGTTCAGGTGCAGGCTCACTTGTTAACTATTTGCTTGGGATTACTACCACTGATCCGATTAAGTACGGCCTCTTGTGGGAAAGATTCTTACATAGGGCAAAAGCTGGCTGGCCTGATATTGATACTGACGCAGGCGATAGGGACGTCTTAATTGACGCCTCTCGTGAGCTTTTTGGTGAGGAGTCTGTAGTTCCAGTTTCAAACTTTAATACGCTAAAGCTTAAGTCATTGATTAAGGATGTCTCTAAGTTTTATGGTATTGATTTTGGAGAAGTAAATGCTATGACTAATACTCTTGAGAAAGATGTTATGCACAAGGCCATGGGAGATCATGAGGAAAGGTCGACATATGTCCTAACTCACGAAGATTGCATGAAGTACTCACCAAAATATGCTGAATTCATGGATAAGTATCCAAAGGTAAATGAGCACGTTCAAAACTTATTTATGGAGTCTAGGTCAATCGGTCGACATGCTGGGGGAGTTCTAATTTGCCCAGACCTTGAGAAGTATATGCCTGTTATTAAAGTACGAGGCGAGCTTCAAACACCCTGGTCAGAAGGTATGAACTTTAGACACTTAGAGCCTAACGGCTTTCTAAAGTTCGACTTTCTCGGGTTGACAACTCTTAAAATGGTTGAGGATTGTGTAAGACTTATTTTGAGAAAGCAAGGTAATCCCGCACCAGCGTTTGCAGATATTCAAAAGTTCTTTGATAAAAATATGAATTGTCGATATAACACGCTTGAAGATCAGAAAGTGTGGGAACACGTTTATCACAGCGGAAGGTTCGTACAAGTCTTTCAGTTTACACAACAGGGTGCAAGAAACTTCTGTATGTCCGCCAAGCCTAGAACTATTGAAGAGCTGGCAACCATTACTGCTATTTATCGACCTGGACCTTTATCTGCAGGTGTACATAGAAAATATGTTAAAGCTAAAAAATCTGTTGAAAGCGGGAATCCAATTAAATACGATCACCCAGTTATTAAAGATATTTTAAGTGAAACTTATGGCTTTATTTCCTTTCAAGAGCAGTTTATGCTTCTGGCACAACGTCTTGCCAATTTTGATAAAGGCGCATCAGACAAGATGCGTAAGACACTTGTTAAGAAATCTCTTGATTCTAATGCAGCAAAAGTGCAAGAAAGAGTTGATCTTCGGAAAAAATTTGTTAACGGGGCAGTTGAAATATCCGGCATGGACAGAGGTAAAGCCGAAAAGCTTTATGAAACAATTGAGTTCTTTTCAGGCTATGGTTTTAACAAGTCACATGCTGTATCCTACGCTATTGACTCTTATTATTCAGCTTGGCTGCATACCTACTATGAAAAAGAATGGCTAGCGACGTGCTTGCAAACCCAAAATGGTTCAAATAAGTTTGGAAAAGTAATCTCTGAAATTAAATCTCTAGGCTATACAATTCTTCCTCCTGATATTAATGCTTCTTCAGATGTTTGGGTCTATAGTGACGATCGTGGAGGTTTTGTACCACCCCTAACTGCAATCAAAGGTGTCGGAGATGCTGCTGTTGCTGAAATTATGGAGAGACGTCCCTTCTCTAGCCTTGATGATATGATGTTTACTGAAGACGGTAAATGGAAGCCTTCAAAGATGAATAAGACCTGCTTCGATTCTCTGTGTAAAGTTGAGGCATTCTCGTCTCTTAGAGAGTTTAATTCTGGACACATACAAAATCACAGGCAGCTTTATGATATCATTGTCCCCAGCTATGATCTTCTAAAAAAAGGTCGACACGGTATGACAAAAACAGCGGCAAAGAAAATCTTAAAGCAAGGTTTAAAAGTACCAATCTTTATAGATGAAAAAATTAAAGAAGTGCACGGATCACCTGACTGGTCTAGGGAAACCAAGATTGATTTCAGTGTGAGCCTCATGGCAGGCGCAGATGAATCTTTAGTTTTTCCTCCTAAGATTATTGAAAAGATTAGAAAATCAAATGTAAGACCTATTACAGATTTGCAAGGGAGTGAAAAAGACATAGCATGGTTTTGCATTCAGTCTATAGAGGAGAGAGAGACAAAGAATGGTAAAGTTTTTTATAGAATGAAGGTGATTGACAATACATTTGAAAGTTCCTGGCTTAGAGTTTGGTCTAAGTTTAAAGTAAAGCCAAAGCTATACACAATATGGATTGCCGAGGTAGCATCGTCTGAGTCTTGGGGATGCTCTACTTCATCGTATAAAATGAGACAGATTGAGCTATAGATTTGTATTATGTTATATTTTCCATGTGAATCAGTTTTTTTTGAAGGTCCAGACTGCTCCGGCAAGACATCTCTTATAGGAAAAGTGCACGATATCACAAATTATAGGTGGCACCTTCTCGATAGATCTTACATTTCTAGAGAGCTATTTGCTAGTATGTACAATAGAAAGAATCCTTTTATAAGAAGCTTTTCTCAGAAGGAATTTTATAATCTCAATAATAAGTTTGTCATGTTGCTTCCCCCTTGGCAAGAGATTAAAAGAAGATATGATGTAAGGGGCGACGAAATACACAATCTTTCCTCTTTGAGAAAAGTTTATGACATGTTTGATGAGGAGCACAGGAAAAAGGTAATATTTCCTAATGTTATTGAACTTATAGGAAGCAATATAGATGTAAATGCCGGGATATTACTTAGAGAATTAGAATCTATGGAGTCACTAACACTGCGTGATATATCGGAATATATTCAGAAATTTGTTGAAAAATGTCACACTAAAGAAGCTCCTGGTTTAAATTTTACAATCTACGATGATGGTGCTTTTCTTGAAGATGATCCCGATGTTATGTTTACAAAAGGCGAAGAGGCGTATTACAAATCAATCAAGCAGGAAACTCTAAAAAAGATTAGTAACGAGATCTTAGGAATAAATGAGTACAATAGGAAACAAGATATGTTTTCACGTCGATTTATCCACACTAACGACTCTTGTATTTCATTCATACATGCAATGTTTAGAGATGGAAATCTCAATATTGATTTTGTTCTACGCTCTTCAGATGTCAAAAATACGTTTCATCATGATTTAAAATTTTTATATCATTTGTCTAAGTGTGTTTATTCAAGCCTGCCTTGTGATAATATAGAATTTATTAAGATGAGATTTACACTAAATTCAGCTCATATTCTAGATTAGTTTCTATTAGCACAAAGAGAATAGATTATAAATGCCTAAATCATTAGTTACAGGGGGTTGTGGCTTTATTGGAAGTCATATAGTTGATAATCTCGTATCTTTGTCTCACGACGTCGTGGTAATTGATGATTTATCTGCACAACAAAATGAAAAATTTTATTATAATGAAAAAGCTAAGTACTGGAAAAAAGATATTTCTAAAGATGATTGCTGTGATATTTTTAATGACGTTGATTATGTCTTTCATCTCGCTGCCCGCAGCAGGATTCAGCCTACTATTGGGAGTCCTGGGCAGTGCTTTGAGGTAAATGTGGTAGGCACACAAAGGGTCCTAGAATGGTCCAGAATTAACTGTATAAAGAAACTTATATATTCAGGCACCTCTTCACTCTATGGCCACCAGAACCAAATACCGTTTGCTCCAAATATGCCAGCAGATTGCTTAAATCCATATTCACTATCTAAATGGATGGGAGAGCAAATATGCAAGCTGTACAGCCAGCTCTACAGCCTAGACACAACAGTCTTAAGATATTTTAATGTTTATGGGCCAAGAGAGCCTTTAAAAGGCTGCTATGCACCTGTTGTAGGCCTCTTTAAAAGACAGCACAAGAGTGGTGAGAGCATTACAATAGTGGGTGACGGTACGCAGAAAAGAGATTTCACTTATGTTCAAGATGTTGTAAATGCGAATTTATTAGCAATTGAAATGAAAAAATCAGAATATAAAATTTATAATATAGGTACAGGTAAAAATTACTCTATAAATGAAATATCAAGAATGATTGGAGGGCCTAACGTGAAAACTATTTCTATTTCAAGTAGGCCTGCTGAGGTTAGAGAGACACTTGCTGATATTTCAGATACAATTAGAGAAATGAATTGGGAGCCAGAGTTCTCTCTTGAAGAAATGATTTTAAATTACTAGGAAGGAAAAATGAAAAGACATGCACTTATAACAGGGATTTGCGGATTTATAGGCTCAAATCTCGCAAGAAAATTACTAAGTGAGGGCTGGGTTGTAGACGGCGTCGATGATTTGTCTAGCGGAAGACTAGAGAATCTTGATGGCCTGGACATTAGAGTGATACCCACGGGTGATTTTTTACAGCATTTTGAAGAAGTAGAAAGCGAAAAAAGGCCAGACAACACAATTCTAGTTGTTCAAGATACTTTTTCTCACCATAGCATAATTTCGAGAATCTCTAGGGGAAAATATGATGTAGTTTTTCATCAAGCAGCAATCCCTAGAGTTCTGTATTCTGTTGAGAATCCCTCGCAAACTACAGCGGTTAACATTGCTGAGACTATTTCTCTTTTTGAATCTTGTGTTAACAATGTCAAAAGAGTCATATGGGCATCCTCCTCCTCAGTGTACGGAGGTGCGGATACTCTCCCGACTTCCGAGAGTCATTCAAAAGATCCAAAGTCGCCATACGCTTGGCAAAAAAGCGCAATAGAAGATGCAGCCTCTCTTTTTAGCAATCTGTACGATCTTGACATAGTTTGCCTGAGATATTTTAATGCCTTTGGACCATATCAATATGGTGATTCAGCATACTCTACAGCAGTTTCTGCATGGTGTCACTCAATTAAAAATAATCTACCGCTGAGAAGTGACGGTGACGGTTCTCAGTCGAGAGACCTTTGCTACATAGACAACATAGTGCATGCAAACTATTTAGCCGCGTGCTCAGATAGAAAATTTAAAGGAGAAAGGTACAATGTCGCATGTGGTGATCGAACAACAAACAATGAGATACTAGATTTCTTAAGAGACAGATTTCCTGATTTAACAATTAGAAATGCACCCTGGCGCCCTGGTGATGTTATGCACACGCAGGCAGATATCTCTAAAATAAAAGAAGACCTAGGGTATGAGCCTCTTGTAAGATTTTGGGACGGCCTCGAGAGAACCTTGGCTTGGTGGGGGCTAAATGACAACGAAGTATGAATCTAAAAAGCATTTAAAGTCCGCCTGGGTCTCTCGATCAAAAGACAACTACGAAGAAAAGCCGTGGGGCAAAGAAAAAACATGGACCGGCTTTAGCGGAGTTCATGGAAAGCTATTGTACATTGACAGTGGTAAAAAAACAAGCCTAAAATTTCATAGTCAAAAATCAGAAGTTTTGTTTTTAAAAACTGGAAAGATAAAGGTTATCTTTGGAAATGAGTGTGCTTTTTCTGACCCAGTAGCTAACCCTTTGCAAACAGAAGTTTTGGAACCTGGGGATGCTTTGCTTGTACAGTCTGGTTGTCCATATCGTATAATAGCATTAGAAAATAGTGAAATGATCGAAATTGGTAATCACAGTGCAGAAAAGCCTGTGAGAGTTATTGACGATTATGGTAGAGAATCAGAAAATGTTGAAAATTTAGCGAGGGCGATAAGTGAACATACCTGAATTCATAATTTACACGGGGCCGATGTTTGGCTCAAAAACAACAAGGCTTTTAGCAACTATAGACAGGTATAGATATCAAAACAAGAGAATAGTTGCCTTTAAGCCTGCTATTGATGATAGGTATGACAGCAGCTCAATTGTAACGCATTCAGGTGGGAAGCTTAGTGCAGTTTGTGTAGCTGAGGGAGAAGATGTGTTACAATATATTAGAGACATGCCAACCCGACCTGATGTAGTTGCTGTTGATGAAGCATTTATGATAGACGGAATTTCTGACAGTCTTATTAAAATCTTTAGAATGGGGATAACTATAGCGGTTTCATCACTTGATCTTTCTGCTAAATTTAATGTATTTGAAGAGATTGAAAAGATGTCTTGTTGGGCAACAAGGGTTGAAAAGTGTCCGGCAGTCTGTCCCGTTTGCGGGTCTGATGCATACTACACATTTAAAAAGGTAGGTGGCGAGGAAGAGATCTTGGTCGGCGGGTCAGATATTTATGAGCCAAGGTGCTGGAATCATCATCCTCACTTTTCTAGGAAGCAAAATGCTTGAACCCTCCTCTGTAAATGTTGTTATTTACCACGCTGATTGCACTGACGGCTTTGGTGCCGCGTACTCTGCCTGGAAGCAGCTCGGAAATCGTGCCGAGTATCACGCTTGTAAACACGGCACGCCTCCTCCAGACGTCAAAGACAAAAATGTCGTTATACTAGATTTTTCATTCAACAATGCAACTACAAAGCAAATGATTGAAGACGCAGCTGAGCTTTTGGTTATTGACCACCACAAGTCTGCGATGGTGGAGCTTCACGACATATCAAATGCCCACTTTGACATGACTAAAAGTGGTGCAATGCTGGCATGGGAATTTTTCCACCCCGGCAAAGAATCACCAAAATTTATTCAGTACATTCAAGATAGAGATTTATGGAAATGGGAATTGCCCTATTCCAAAGAATTTGCCGCTGCATTTGACATGGTGCCTTTCGAATTTGAGGAGTTCGAAAAATATGAAGATGATTCAGTGTTCGACGATGCTGTTAAGAGAGGGTCTTATATTCTAGCTTATTCTAAGACTGTCGTTAAGAAGGTTTGTGAAAAGGCTGTATCTAGGAAGTACAAGGGCAAAGAAGTGCTTGTTGTTAACTCTTCTCACTGGATGTCTGAGATAGGTGCACGCCTTGCTCCTGATTGCGACTTTGCTGTCATATGGTATTATGACCACGATGACAGGATGATAAAGGTTAGCCTAAGATCTTTTCACGATAAAATCGATGTGTCAGAAATAGCAAAAGAGTTCGGCGGCGGCGGTCATAAAAAGGCGTCGGGGTTTCAGCTTTCCGGAGAGCTATGCGTAGACGACATCTTTGACATAGAAGAAGAGACCGAAGAGCCCGATCCAGAAGTTGTTGAAGAAATTAAAGCTGATCTTGAAGTCATTGCTAAGAAAGCACAGGAGGCAGGTGTGTCTATAGAAGAGGTTGGATCTGCACTTGACATAACCCCTAAAGAGATTTTAAGTGGAAGCAAATCGACCTGAGTGGCATACAGTTTGGATGGAGTTTGCGCATTCAATATCTCGTAGATCGTACGACCCGAGACATCGAGTAGGTGCAATTGTTGTTACCGAAGATAACACCCAGGTGCTGGCTGTTGGCTATAATGGCAATTATTCTGGCGGACCTAATGAAGTTGAATCAACACTGCCTGGTGAATCAGGCATGCTTCATGCAGAAATAAATTGTCTTTTAAAGATGGACTATAACAATCCCAAGGGTAAAACTATGTATGTTACCCTTAGCCCGTGTAGGATGTGTGCAAAGGCAATAATAAACTCAGGCGTTGAAAAAGTTGTCTACGATGAGGCATACAGAGATGATAGTGGAATAAAGTTGCTTACAGAGTCAGGAATTGATGTGAAAAAGTTCTCTTCTATTAGATAATTAATTCTACAAGAGCGAGAATAATTGTGCGTAAAAAGCTTACAAAGACTGACATTGAAAGAATAGTTTACAAAGAGCACAGCAGAGTTGTTGACAACTTAATTGAGAAGCTCGTAATGTTTTCAGGAAGCGGAAAGAACAAGAAGCCTCTGCTGTCCAAGGGTTTAAAAATTAAGCATGATAAATCTGGTCTAGTTTACACTGTCACAAAACTTATGAAAATTGATGGTAAAGATTTTGTAGTTTGCAAAAAACCAAATGGTAAATTTATAAAAATCTCAGCTTCTGAAATTAAAAAAGATTATTCACGCCTATAGGAAGAAAAATGAAAAATTTCACAAACAAAGATCTAGCTGACAATATTAGAGAAAGCTTAAAGCTAGAAGAGACTGAAACAATAAACGAAGCTTTTGTTGCACAGGTAAAGCATTTTGACTTAAAGACAGAGATGTTAAGCACGGCAAACAAGAAAAATCACATTGAGCTTTACGATACTTACGTTAAAGATCTAAATGAGATTAGCGCAAAGCTTGATACAGCCAGCAGAGAAGATGCGAACTCTAACAGCTCTGAGTATAGGTCACTTAAGATTGATGAAGCCTTCAATCAAAACGCTGTCTTTCTCCATGAGCTTTATTTTGCGAACATCAGTGACTTACACAGTGAAATAAAAATGGATTCTCTCTCATACATGCGCCTCTCCAGAGATTTCGGAACCTTTGATGACTGGCAGCGAGATTTTATAGCATGCTGTATGGCATCTAGATGCGGCTGGGCTGTTACAGTCTATAATGTATTTCTACAGAGATATCAAAATTGTGTAATTGATCTTCACAGCTTAAATATTCCCATAGGTTCGTATCCTGTAATTGTAATGGATGTGTGGCAACATGCGTACTATAGAGATTATTTAAAAAATGTTAAGACATATGTTTCTGCAATGATGAAGCAATTTAACTGGGATGTCATTGAAAAGAGAGTAGAGAAGGCAGAGAAGATTGCAAGGGCATTAAAATAGGTGTACACATGAGAATAACAGCTAAAGAAATTAGAAAGATTATCTTCGAGCAGCTTGAAGATCTATATGTGATGGACAACGCTGCAAACGTTACAAGGTTGTCAAGAGATTCAGCTGATGATCAAATTGACTCTCTAATATTGAAGTTTGAGACAGACTCTATAAAAGGTGCTGATGAGTCAATGTTTGAAAGCTCATTAGCAAACTTTTCTTTACTTGACATTATTAGTGAGCAGGTTGATGAGGAGGAAGAGGAAGCCGAAGCTGAAGACATAGAGCAAGCGGAAGAAGAAGAGGTTGAGATAGACGAACCTGCTGATAGCAAGGACATCGATGTTGAAGAACCTGCAGAATCTCTAAGGAAGCCTAAGCTAAATATTGACAGTTTTTCTAAGCGTATTGCAAGGCTGGCGCTAAACCATGATTCACTGCTCGATGTACCCACTGTTGTGATAAACAGGGCGGTCACATTCCTTGAAGAAAATTATGACCAGGAGCATATAGATCAGATGATAGATATTCTCAACAATCAGTTTGACTTCAATCTTGGTAAAGAGAGAGAAGAAAATGAAAGGGCTGTAGCTATTGGAGCTTTTGGAGGAAGTGACGGCGGCGGTTCACCAGCAGCAAGTGAATAACTATGGCTATCAATAAGTCAAATATTGATTTTCATACTAAGAAATCAGTTCATTTTACACTTAGCAAGGATACGCATGCAGAATTAAGGATAAGATGTTTTAAGCATGGTCTATCAATGCAAGAAATATTTGAAGAAATCGCCAACAAAATAGCACATCAGTCTGCAGATATGATTGAGATACTCGATGACCTTGCGCTCAGAAAGAAGAACAAAGTCATAAAGAAAATTTCTGAGTCAGATGCTGAGTCTATATTTTCTGCTATAGAAGATGAAATTGGATTTTCGGATAAGTAGAGGCATATGTTTATTTCAATTATATCAAAGCTATTTGGGATAAAAGACAGGGAGTCTAGAATTGCTGAGCTTGAAAAAAAGATTGAAGAGTCACATCAGATTGCTCTTCACAATCAATGTATAATATTAGAAGTAACTAAAATTGTAACAGATCTGGCAAACGATCAAGTTGTTTTGTCAGAATATGTTAAAAAGTCTGCCGGTGTATCAGAGAAGACAAAATCAGCAAATATTTTTATCACTTATGCTGATGAAGATGATGATCTTATTAACTAAACAAAGAGCAAGGAGAAAGTCACATGACCAAGGGTTACCTCGATAGAATTACTGAAAAAGTAATTTCAAGAAAGTTTACCGTGTTTTTAACGGCAACAGCGCTAATGTTGTGGTCTGACCTTACGTCTGATACGTGGGGAATGATTGCAATTGTCTATATTGGCAGCCAGGGAGTAATTGATGCTGCACTCTCGTGGAAGCATGGTCCTAGGGATTAATTAGATGACTATTAAGCTATTGGCACTTAAAGCTTTGTTTAGAAAAGCTAAAACATATATTAAAAAATATTGGAAGCTTATTCTTGGGGTCATTGTCTTGGCTGTAGTTTATGTCACTTCGCGATCAAAAGTTCATTCAATGGCAAAGGCACTTGAAGCAATTAATGAGTCGCATAAGAAAGAAGTTGATGCGATTGAAAAGGCACACCAAGACGAAGTTCAGAAAATTGAGAAAGCAAGGGTTGTTTTAGAAACCACTATGCGAGAAGTTGAAACTAAATACACTGAAGCAGAAAAGAAGCTTGACTCAAAGAAAAAGAAGCAAGTTAAAAAGATAATTAAGGAAAATCACGATGATCCTGATGCCATAACTGAGAAGCTTGCAAGTTTGACTGGGTTTGACATTTATGTTAAGTAGATTTTTAATAATTGCAATGTTCTCTATGCCGCTATCCATGGCTAATGCAGAAGACCAAATTGTAACCTTAAAGAAAAATGATCCCGCTCCTTTTGCGGGAACTCTTTTTAGCACATCTGCTGCAGCTAGAATTGCTATCGACTTAGAAAATAGTAGAGCAGCATGCGATCTAAGGATAGGTGAGGCTGTTGAGAAGCAGAAGGCATATGATAAGTTTCAGCTTGATTTGAAGCAAGCATCTCTTGATTCGTGTCTAGAAAAATATACAGTTGTTGTAGATCTTAAGCAGCAGCAAATAGACGAGCTATCAGAGCAACTAAGGAAAAACACGGGTCCGCAACCCGCATGGTGGTTCGCTGGTGGAATATTGGGAGGCATAACAGTATCCTTGTTGACTGCATATGCATATAGTCACATTGCTAACACAAAATAGGCTCACAGTAGAATATTTAATTGCAGGAGTGATACATGGAAGTCATTGTTAAGAAATCAGTATTAGAAAGGTTTATTTCTAATTCTCTGAAAGAAAATAGAACTGGTCATTCTGGCATGGGTGGTGAAATTGAAAAAAGCATGGACACGCCGATCCAGCCTGATGATCAAATGTCTTCACAGCTTTCAGTTGATAAACCACCTGTTGCAGATCCAAAGTTCGTCCCGGGCTCGCAAAAAGAGCTTGGCTTAGCTGCGGTTGTAATATCTGAAGAAGTTCCTGATAGTCAGATTGAATATTTTTACAGAATGCTTCACAAGCTTCTCGACAGAGTACTTGATAATCATGACAATATTCTGAGAACATCTCTGGCTGAGGCTAAGGTTGAAAGAATAGACGATATTGATTTTGAAGAAGATGACGAGACCGGCGAGGAAGCTTCTTTAGATGCACCCCTTTCAATGGAAAACAAGCTTCAGTATGCACTCGATCAGATTCAAGATTACTTTCACACACCTGCCGTGTTTGAAAGAACAGTGTATAATATTCTCGATCAAAAGATAACCGACAAAGGCCAGACATATACTTTTCCGGTTAGATATGCAAAAATGATTGACGAAGCAGAGACCATAACAAGGGATTTATTTAGAGATACTACAGTCAGAAAAGCTCTTGCAGGTCTGTCTAGCGATGAGAGAACTCGCGCAGCCTTAGAGATGAAGAAGTATATTTCTGGCTTTCTTAAAAATCCTGAAAAGGTTACACCAGAAGATCTACAAATTGGAAATATTAATTCTATAGTTGATTCTCTTGAGAAGAAGGCAGAATATGATCCAGAAGAATTTAGAAAGCTTTTAGATGCAGAAATACAAAAGCTAAGCAAGAAAGACAAAGTTTCTTCAGGCTTGCTAGTTCTCGTAGGTGCAAAGAGACACGCTCAGCTTGCTGCAGGAGAAGCTGACTCTGGTGAAGAGAAATATGACGATACTGATCCCGATGATGATTCAGATGACGTGGCAGAACTAATTGACATCGCAAAAGATCTAGAAGCCAAGAAGAAAGCTGAGTCTCAAAGAGATGCAGACACCTGGACAAGAATTGCAGAGCTTGAAGGTTTTAGAGGGGCAGCTGGTGCAAGACAATTTGCCTATAAGCCGCAAATCAAAATGTTTTTACAATCTGAAGTTATCAAGAACAATGTGATGGAAATGATAATCTCTAGAGCATCAAGAGCTTTTAGGCAGGAGATTTTCAATAGAAGCAAAAAAGGGAAGATGGACAAATCGACTGCCACGCAGCTAATGGGAACTGCTAAAATAGGGCCAAAAGAAAAAGGAAATGAAATATTCAGATCATTTTTTAAAGAAATATTTTATCAACCTTTTGTCAATAATACTCTTGGTGCATGGAAAGATGAGACTCAAAAAATACTCTCTGGCTTTGGAGTCGATGACTCAAAACAAGTTATCACAAAAATGATTGTCGGTGAAACTTCACCTAGCAACAAAAAAATAAAAGATTTTATGTCCAAGACTGACTTTAGCAAAGCAAGAAGTGAATCAAGAAAATGGATAGAAGATCGAGATAGAATTAACAAGCTTGCAATTGAATTTATCAAGAAACGGACAGCTGATTCTCCTAAAGTTAAAAATGCTCTAGACAAAGCAATAAAGGAGTATCAATAGTATTTATGAAATCTCTTCTCAGCTATGTAGATAACGAGCTTTTAACTGAGTCTTCTTTTTCATCAAGGTCTTTAGATATCGTCCTAGGTGGAAAAGAAGTTGACTCTTTGCCCGTTAGCGTATCTGAGTCAGAGTGGACTACACTTTCAAGCCCAGAAAGACTTGGGAGAGTGTTTAAGTTTAGAAATCCATCGCTTCTAAGAGAGTTCATCAGCCAGATATTAAAGCATCAGGAATCAGTGGGACATCATGCAGACATAGAAATAAAAAATAGAAATGTCAAGATTGAATCTTATACACATGATGTAGACGCAGTTACTGAGCTAGACATAGAGCTGACAAAATTTATAGATGATCTTTACGATGACCTGCAATACTATCTTTCAAATATAAGAGAAAAGAGCATATGAATGATGCCTCTGTCATGATGAGTGAGTCTCTGATGGAGCGTGTTGATATGACAGAGTTCTATGACTTAGTAACAACTCCCACGCTTTTTTCTTGCTTTATTGACTTCGAAGACGAGAGTGTTATATCAAATATTACCGGCTTTAAAAGAAGTGCTCAGGGAGCAGAGATAACAACAATGTGCTCACAGGAGATAGCATCTAGATTAATATCTGGCGATACGATTTTTGGAATTGAAATAAAATATGAAGAAAATAGTATTTTAAAAATTAAAAAAGATAGCTTTTCTGATATCTGCATAGACATAAGCAATATTCAAGATGCAAATTGCAAGGTGAAGTTAATCGTCTCTTAGGCTGGTTGTATTGTCACAGAGAGAATATATAGAATAGAAGGTGAAAAATGTCCCACAATAAAGATAAAACATCACAGTTTGATAAGTTTATGAAAGATATCTGTGAAAGAGAAGATACCTCAAGAAGAAAAATTGAAGAGCACCTGGAAGGCCAAGAGGAGTCGCCTCAGCGTAAATATAATAGACTTTACCGCGAGCGGTGGCAAAATTCAATCAGATACAACCGGAGAAGAAAGTGAGCAAAGTGAAAATAGATTCAGTTTCTGACTTAGAGAATTTTTTAAAAATACTTGCAGAAGAAAGTGTAAAAAAAGCACACACAGATATAAAAGAAGATAAAGAGCAAGAATATTTCGAAACTCAGATGAAGAAAGACAAGATGAGATTTTCTGCATCTAATGTGAGCGAAAGAGATGAGGACGTAGAGGATACTGTGGAATCTGAGGACGAGGAAGAGGTTGAATCTCAAAACGCACCAGAGGTTGAAAAGTCCGATCAGGAATCTGAAGAAGCCAGCAGTGCTGCTAGCACTCCTGCTAAAGAAATTACCTATTTTATGATCAGAGATGCTCTTAATACAATCAGAAGCGGAAGATCTCTCAAGGATAAAGATACAAAAATTGAGCTTGAAAGCTACGTTGATAGGCTGTCTAGAGATGAAAGGGGTGTTTTATACACTTTCTTAAATTCAATATCAGATATAATGACAGATATGGTTGCAGGTCAGGAGGCACAAGATCCTAGCGAGCCACCATCCTCTTTTACGGTCAAAAAGAGGGAAGAGGTTAAAGTATCTGAGAAAGAGAAGTCATCTCGTCGCCCAAAGGGTGAGGACACGACACCTCCGATAAGAGTTGGAACACAGCAGACTGAAGCCATTAGAAGAAAAGTAAAAGATTTAATGACATTTTAGTGTAAAAAATTAAACTTTATATTAAAATACTTTCATGAACAACATAAAGAAAATAAAACTTAGTGACGGCGGAGTATTAGAGATCTCTTGCACTGACGAGCTATTAAGTAAAATTAAAAACTACTACAAGCTACCAGAGAGTGTTGATCTTTTAGATAGTCAAATATCTGATTATGTTATTGAAGCTTGCCGGTCTGCTGTGCAAAAAGCAGAAATAGATACAAGGACTGAGAAAGAGACAGTTTAACCTTTATAATTAGAGATAGAGGTTTGTCAATGAAACAAGACGTCTTTTTAAGAAAATACATAAGTGCATTGCTGGAGAGCAAAGTTAAAACAAGAAGAGGAGTTTCTGTGCCTTACGGTTCAAGAAAACATCTTGCTGAGCTTGACCGTGTAATTGGTGAACTTGACTTTATCAGAAGGAATATGAAAAGGTCGGAGAGAAAAGAGCGCTACACGGTAAGCAGGGCAATTGATAGCCTGCGACATATGAAGAGAAAGGCAGAGAGGTTTGCAGCAAAAAATGCACTTCTGTCTGAGAAAAGCTTTCAAAAAAAGGTTAAGAAATGAAGTTAGGACTTTATGGCGGAGGATTTAAGCCCTTTACAACAGGTCACTTTGCAAAGCTTGCAGATGCCATTAGAGATAATGATAAAGTTTACTTGTTTTATGGAATGCAACAGCTTGAGCCTACAAGATATGGAAAGAAAGGCCAGCCTTTAAAAGCTCGCCAAAAATTTAGATCAATTGGAGACTCTGGCCGAGTATATGACGAAAGAGTTGCCAGAGAGATATTTGATATATACAAGTCTGCTCTAGAGCGCATCCCGGAAGTTGAAGTTGTCCTTGTTCAGAGCCAGGCTAAAGATACTCAAGGTAACTTAGCTGCAATTCGTGCACCTGTCACAGCGATCTTTAAGACACTTGAGGACTTTGTCGATGATCCAGGCGAGATAGAAAAGGTAACAATCTATGGTGACGGGGATTCAATGCGCCCGTACATGCGAAGTCCAAAGTTTAAAGATGCAGTTCAAGCAGGACAGATTCAATTTGGTGGTGCGGTACCGTCTAGCCCAGATGACTATGCTGAAAAACTTGACCAGCTAATGGCACAAGGCGAAGTTGAAGCTCGAGAGGCATTGAAAGATTTTTATGCTAGTAAGGGTGAAGAGCTTGACGATGAAGAAGTCACCGCAAGGCAAACTGTAAGAGGGACCCAGGTTAGAAATCTTGCATCATCACATAAAACTGCAGACCAGGCAAAAAGATTTCTACCCCCTTTTCTGAACAATGACGAAAAAGACAAGATAATTCAAATACTTTCAGATCAAGAGGAATCGATTCAAGTTGCAGAAGCGCATCTTAGAGCTTTAATTCGCGGTATAATTAGAGGTTAAAATGGCAATATTAATTACACCTGCATCGATATACAGAGCAGCTACTAGATTTTCTGTTAACGAGCAAGCGGAAGCTGCCGGTGCACCAGGAGAAGAAGCACACATTTATAATCTCTATGAAGAGTTCTCAATGCCCCTAAGCGACATCGTTGAGATTGGACGCCTCGGGCTTGAAGGAAAACTAGAGAACGTCCAGGAAAAGATGGACGGCCAATTTCTTGCGTTTACCGTTGTTGATGGTCGACTGAGATTTTTCACCAAGATGGATCTTCAGGGACAGGCAGCTAAAGATAAAAAGCTAGAAGCAATTCGAACTGGCAGCAAGGGTGGCGGAATGACTCTTGAAGAAATCATGTCCACCTACACTGGAGGGCGTTCAAATATTGCCGAAGGTTTCGCTATTGCCTATGAGGCACTTGAACCAGTTGCACTCTCTTACCAAGACTCGCTTTTTAGAAACGGTGAGGTTGTAATAGCATCTCAGATCATGGTGTCAAAGAATCCAAATACAATTCTATATGATGAAGACTCACTTCGCACTGTGCTTCCAATTCCGTTAACTGATGAATCTGTTAATCAAGACGCACTTAATGCTTTTAAGTCTGAAATGAAGCAGGCGTCAACTGAAGCTTTTACCATGGACGAAGTTCCTACTGCCAGGCTTATTAAAGGTCTTGAACAAGATGATGCGCAAATTGAACAGCTTGAGAAAGATCTTGAATCTGTTGTGAACGAAGTCGGCATGTCTGTCAGCAAAAATACAGTTGGTGACTATATTAAGGCTAGGTTGGAAAAGTTTTTGGCTGAAAAATATGACTTTATTCCCACTGAGTTAGTCTCTGATGTTGCTGACAGGTTTATGACGGGCAAGGGGAAAATAGCACTAAGACTAAAGAAAGTAGTGTCTCCTGAAGATTACCAGAAGTTTAGAGCACTAGACAAAGTTAAACCTCGTATTGTGCAAGAAGCTATTATTCCGTTAGAAAATATTATTCAGCGCCTAGGTGTAATGATTATCGACAAGCTTGATCTTGCACTTACTGCTAGCAATCAGGAAGAGCTTCTAGGGTTCATAAAAGACGTTAGAGCAGCTTTCGAGTCAGGGTTTGATTTTGGCCTTGAGGCAGGAGACACAAAGACTCTAGAGGGAATCAGAGTGGCTTTGGCAAGGCTCGAGGCTAATGAGGACCTCTTTCAGCGTGCAACTGAAGGAATAGTGTTTACCTATAATGGCAAGACTTATAAATTAACGGGTTTGTTCACGCCTATCAATAAGATGCGCGGTTTCTTTGGCAGCGCCATGGGCCGCGAAGGGTTTGGAAAAGCATCACTTCCTGATAAAGGAAACAAAGAAGAGCTTAGAGAATCCTTAAAAAAAATTATTATAAAAATGCTTTCTGAAGGTGGGAACGCATTTAAAAAGCAAGATGAGACTGGTAGGAAAGTCGTTGTTACGTCTGAAGACAGGATTACTCGTGAGCAAGCTAATAGAATCATGGCCGATCTTGAGAAAAATCTACTTGGTCCGCTTGGAATAAATTTCTTACCCGCAGGAAGCACAGGAACAGATAAGAAAGAAATAGGTGATATCGACCTAATTGTTGATGAGCCAGATAAAGAAAAGCTGTATCAGACAATGCTTAAAGCACCGTACTTGAGCGAAGAGCTAGTTGAGGGTGTTTCTAGGGTGATGAAACTAGGTCAGTTAATTGCAATAATGGTACAAGACCCTCAGACTGGCCAGCTCTTTCAGGTTGATCTATTTCCCAGTTCAAGCATCGACGACACTGCTTGGGAACTGTCCGGCGGCGGCGAAGGAAAAGTCAAGGGTGAGTATCACAAATTAATGCTATCACTTCTCGCAAAAATCAAGGGCGAGAGAGAGTCATCAGGAGATGCTGTTGTTAAATACACTCTGTCTTTTCCGGGTGGCTGGCGTAAAAAAGTTAACGGCAAAGAAGACCCAGAGGGTAGAATTGTAGATCCAGATAACTATCTTCCCCTGTTGGGAATAAGTGCACCAAAATCAGAGGTTAGAACCTTTGAGGAGTTAATAAAATATATGTCTAGAAATAACACAGATGACTTCAGGGAGGCTCTGGAGCGTTTCAAAGATTACATTGGTAATAGGCTTAGTGCTAAGTCAGAAAGAACAAGGAGCGCAGCACAGAAGGCGATAGAAGCTGTTGAGTCAACCAATAGTCAATCTGTTGCTGAAAACACTCTGAGGCTTGCTGTAAGAAAAATATTGCAAGAGTCTGAAAACGAATTGTCTGCTGAGCCAGATGCTGGTGAATCCTTGCTTGATGCACAGAAATCATTTGCAGGAAAAGCACGAATTATTCTCAATATTTTACAAGGTTCAGATCTGCTAAACGGTGACATAGAGAAAGTAAATACGACATCACCAAGTTTGAATCTTATGCGGTTTGGTCTAAAGGCTGGATCAGGTGATAACCATGATTTCAATGATATTGTAAACAAGCTCTACAGACAACTTCTACCCGGGTCTACCGATTCAGTTGTCGAACTAGCACCTCATGAGTCACCCAATCCAAGTGGAACATATACAGCTTATATGATGCCCGGCCTTGACAATCTATTGATTATCTTTGGCACAGCAGGGACTTCGGGCGGCCAGAGAAAAGCGGGTTATATTTATGAAGATGAAATAGGTGATCAGCTTCAGTCTGCAGGAATGAGTGTAAGAGCTGAGACTGACAATGCTTATTCAGACGTTTATGTTAAGTCTGCTAACGGTGAGCTCGGCATCGAAGTAAAGCTTCCAAACGCTCAAGCTGGTGAGCCTACAATGAGATACGATTATGACAAGGGCGAATTTTATGCATCTAATCCTAAGCCACAAAATCAGGACATAGCAAACCTCGTCAACATGGACCCAGACATGCCAAAGGTCAAAAAGAGAATGCTTGCAATTCGCAATGGTATTAACAAACAGCGTGTCGACACGGGTGAAATTGCACCTATTGAATCTGTATTAGGTTCAATCACTAGAGATGAATATGTCAGTGTTGTTCACAAGATTCTTAATGATACACCCACGGGCTTAAGGCTTGCGGCATACACAGTCTCAACTGACGCATTGCGTGACTATTACATGTACAAGGGCGCGGGCGTGGTACAAGTTAAGGGCAAAGGATTGTATCATCTTAATCCGGCTTTTGAAATTGATCTGGGCGGAGGTAGAAAAACAGTGCTATTTGATTTTCCACCGGCTCAGGGAGCAGTCTACTTTAGAAATAATCGAGGGATTAACTATGCCATGAGAACTCAGTTTAGTGCCAAGCCGCTTACAAAGCTTAAGCAGTCTGGTATTAACCTGGATAATCCGAGTGATAGAGAGGATTTTGCAAAAGCTGTCAGCGAGATGAATTTTCCTAACGCGAAGTCGCTGGTCAAGGATACAAAATGATAATCCCAGACAGAATTATAGAGCAGATTAATTTTGTTGCTTCGTACGTTGATGATTGTGATGACTGGGTAACAGTAAAAAAAGAAGTAATGAGAGGTATACCCTCGACTCTGAGAAAAAATTTTTCTACAAGAGATCCTAAGACAAAAGAGCAATGGCTAAATGATTTTGAGAAAGAGCTTATTAATTATTATAAGAAGGCAACAGGGATTAATCTTGTTGTGAGAACACGAGAAGAGAGAAGACTCTTAGATGTATTGTGAAGACAAACAGCTTATAGGTGAAAAGCTCGCACGATTTGACATGGCTAGGGATGCCCCGCCGGGTTTTGTTCTAGGCTTGCAATGGTGGCAAGACTTTAAGGGAGGCTTACGAGCAATCTCTAATATAGTTTCAGGCGCCTGGCGAGTTATTATGGCACCAATTAAAGGCACATGGAGAATTGGTGCTGTAGGGCTTGAAATGCTTGAAGGTCTTTTTACAAGCGGCCCAGCTAATTATGACAAAATTATGAGAAAGTCTCAAACAGCTTTTCTTGAAAGATCTGCCGCCTACAGAGAGAGAGATGCTGAAATGGATAAATACAGGCAAAAGCCTGACGGCAGCCGTCTCGAGCCAGGTCAGGTAGAAAAGAATATCGAAAAAGATGCCGCCAAGCCTCTTGCACAACCTAAGCCTACTATCAGGGGTAGGACAAAGAGCTTTATACGCAGACTTGGTCTGCCAACAATAAAGGAAAGCTTTGTTCACGAAAGTCATAGCCTAGGTTTTATTTTAGAAAACAATGAAGAAGGCGAAGAAGTCCCTCAAGCTGAAATAGAAACATCTGTAGATGTTAACAATATCATTGATGCAATTATACAAGATGCACAGGAAGTAAGGAGCAGATACTATGATGCTGTTTCCCCTAGAGCTACTCATTCAGATATAGCAGATTTTCTACGCTATGTTGGAAGAGATGTTAGAGATGATGATCTTGATTTTTACGCACTTGCAACTCAGACTGATCCAAGCATGCCCGAAGAGGAAAAAAGACTAATAGGTAGAGAGACAATTAACGTGATTAAATCAGACATTATGCCTGAGTATATTTCTCAACTTGAGAATGCTACAAAAAATTCGCTTCGGCTGGATGCTCAAGAAAATCTTTCAGATACAGAAGCTCTAAGGCTTGAGCCTACCATTTCATCTCTATCTTTTAAATAGAGATAATTAATTTTTTTGATTATTATTAACTGAATTAACATAATGTGTATACTACTCATAACGTCAAGCTGAGGTATATGACATGTCAGAAAGTATTACAAACTGGGTTCCTGAAATTATGTACGAGGAATCTCAAGAAGGCAACTCGCAAATTCCTTTTATAATGGTACCTAGCGATGAGGAGATGCCAAAACTTCTATATATTTTTGAAAGTCGAGAAACCGGAGAGTTTGAACCAGGTATCGATGGTCAGGAAGTACCAGTTGTTCAATGGGATTTGCATCAATATGCTGACATGGCAGTTTTAAAAGAAAAACTAAATGAAGCAGATTACGATAATGTCAGGTTTGCTTTAGGCCTAGAGTCTGTAAGCGTTGCATCACAAAAAGGCAAGCAGATTACTCAGAATGTAAGAGAATCTCTTTCTGATTCTAAATAATTTTGATTATTTTTTTATATGTGCGTAATAGTTAATAAAGCATCGTGGAGATTTTATCATGCAATTTGACGCAAAAAGATTATCAGTTTTAGCAGGTATATCCGCTGGAGGATCACTGCTTAGTGAAAGTGCAGAAGGAGCACACACGCCAGAAAACATTGTTGAGGGTGATGAGTCAGAAAATGACCTCCAGGAAATGGCTGGTGAATACACTGAAGATGTAGAGCCAGTTGATCCAATGGATGAGGTTGACGAGGCAATGCACAACATGGAAGAAGATCCTGATGAAGCTCATTGCACCTCTGAAGCGGATGATGCCGATGATGATGGCACGGATGAGGGCTACGGCATGATGAATTATGAAGGAGCTCACGACGAAGACTTGCAAGAGCTTGGAAACAGGCGTAAGAGAGACGAGATGGGCGATGAAGATGAGCACGGTCATCAACTTGCAGAAGATACAGTTTATGAAATAGATGAAGGCATGTTGCGTCGAGAGCTAGCTATCATGAAACAAGAGAGAGAGCAAGCACTAGCAGAGGCTAGAGTACGTGAAGTTATTAGACATGAGATCGGAAATATTTTTCAACAGATTTCTCCTGAAGACCTTAACCTCGGTGCATCATGGGTGTATGGTAAAGATAAGCCCCGTGTAAGCAAGGCTGGACAACTTTGGGTTGGCGGACCAGGCATCGGGTTTAAAGGATTTAAAAAGTAAAACATGAAATTACACTCTACCGCAATTGAAAAGCTAATAAAAATATACTCAAATTACGGCGGCTATAGAGAAGAAACAAGATTGCGCCAGGCACTTATGGAGATGGATCTCACTGAGTACCAGCAACAGACTGGCTTAAAGAAAAGCGTTCTAGTTTTAACCGAAGATTACATTAAAAATACTACATAAAATATTTTCTTAATTTATTTTGAGCTGTCTTATACGACAGCTCTTTTTTTGTGTACGATATGCAACGAGGAGAGTCTCGATGAATTATTATGTGGGTCAAGTCTTGTATCTTCTAATGCATAAAGAGCATAGTGTGATCCCAGTTCAGGTAACAGAGAAAATACTTAGAACAACACTAGAAGGAAACAACGTCTCTTATATTGTTGAGCTTCCAACAAAAAATAAAGACTTAAGAAAGCTCGATGGAATTGACGGGTCTGTGTACGAAGATACTAATCAAATTAAAATTGCAATGCTTGAAAAAGCAACTGCAACTATTGACAGTATAATACAAAAGGCAGAAAAAGCATCTGGCAGGTTTACCCCTCATGAAAACCCAGAGCGCGTTTCTAGTGAAGAAACCCAGCCAGAGCCAGAAGCAAACTTTACTGAAGAGAAATCTCAAAGCCTAGACGTAGATTTAGGTGGAGGAGTCGTAGGAAAGATATCAATTGAATCCATAGAGGAGGGAGTAAAAAATGCAGGATATACTACCTGAAAACCAGCTAAGATCTTTAAGAAATTTAAAAATTATAAACGATGATGAGATTGCATATAAAAAAGGTGACATTATAGTCGCAGAAAACGTTCTTACAAATGAAAGAAGAATTATAGATGTACCAGATCTCACTACAGAAAACAGTAAAAACAAGAGAATATTGAAAGGCTAGCATGAAAGACGCAAACAGATTAATAAAATTTGACACTAGCGCTCGAGAAGACCTGCTTGAAGGTGTTAATATTTTGGCAAACGCCGTTAAGGTCACAATGGGACCAAAGGGAAAGAATGTTGTTATTGAACGCCCGGGAGCATTGCCGCTTTTAACAAAGGATGGCGTTACTGTAGCCAAGTTTGTCAACCTGAAAGACCAGTTTAGAAATATTGGTGTGCAAATGATTAAAGAGGCAGCTTCAAGAACTGCAGATGTAGCAGGTGACGGCACCACTACAGCAACCGTTCTTTCTCAGGCAGTATTTTCTGAAGGAATTAAAATGCTTGCTGCAGGTTTTCAAATCTCTGATATCAAAAAGGGAATTGACTATGCCTGTCAAGAAATTACAGAAAATTTAAGGTCAATGGCAATGCCAATATCAAATGACGGTGAGATCGAGCAGGTAGGCACAATATCTGCAAATGGTGAAAAAGAGATTGGTAAGCTATTGGTTGAGGCTATCAATGCAGTGGGCAAAGATGGCGTAATAACTGTTGAAGAAGCTAAGGGCTTTAATACCTCTTTAACTGTCGTTGAGGGCTTAAGATTTAATCGAGGCTATCTTTCACCTTACTTCATAACAAATCAAGATAAGATGACTGCAGAGCTTGCTAATCCGTATGTCTTGCTTTGTAATAAAAAGCTTTCCTCTCTAAAAGAGCTAATGCCAATTCTCGAAGAAGTATTAAACTCTCAAAGAGGTATTTTAATAATTGCAGACGATGTAGACGGCGATGCAATGCAGGGATGTGTGGTTAATAAGCTTAGAGGCTCTCTATCAATTTGCGCTGTTCGGTCTCCGGGATTTGGTGAAAATAGAGTAGGAATGCTTGATGACCTTGCAGTTCTATTAAACACAAAAGTTTTCTCGCCTGCCTCCGGAGAATCTCTATCTGATTTAAACTTGTCAGATCTCGGTACATGTAAAAAAGTTGTAGTAGGAAAATCTTCAACTACTCTCATAGGGTGCTCAGGTAAAAAAGAGGATATCGAAGAGAGAGCAGAGAGCATTAGAGAGCAAATTAAAAGTAGGACTGTCACCCTGGAAGAAAAAGACATGCTAAGAGATCGACTTTCCAGGCTAGCCGGAGGAGTTGCAATTCTAAGAGTCGGTGGCGCAACTGAGGTTGAACTTAAAGAAAGAAAAGATAGAGTTGACGATGCGCTTAGTGCTACACAGGCAGCCATTGAAGAAGGAATATTGCCTGGCGGCGGATTGGCGCTTGTAAGGGCATCTGAGGATCTTAAGCTTCCAACCTCCGAAAATGAAGGCTTCCTGGCCGGTGTAAAAATTATTAAGAATGCCTGTAGCGCACCTTGCAAGCAGATTGTTAAAAATGCAGGCGGTACCCCAGATGTAGTATTAGAAAAAATAAGGGTCATGAAGAAAAACTGCGGCTACAATTCAGCATCTGGAGACTACGGTGACATGCTGGAAATGGGCATAGTAGATCCGCTCAAAGTAGTAAGGACAGCCTTGGAAAATGGTGTATCTGCATCTTCTATGATGCTCACAGTCGGGTGTGCGATGGTAGAAGAAGATGCTAATTTAAATGTAAATGATTTAGAAAGAGATTCAATAATCTAATATTTATACCAGGCGCGCAAGCCTAAGATTATTTTATTTAGAGTTCCTCGTTTATGAAAAAGTTACTGTCAGAGCAACAAGATCCGTATAGGCTAAACAGGGGCCTTGTTAAATCTACACTTCGGTTTGCCATGGATGAGAATGCTCATGTTCCTGACACTCTTACAAGAATAAGGGTTTTAGAGGGTGTAGCTGTGGTGGGACAAGGTGAGCGCGTAGAAAGAAAAAAAAGAGGAAGAACGTTTTTAGATGTCTACATTAAATTTCTTCCTGAGTCTAGCGAAGTAGTAAAAGACCTAGTCGAGATTTCAAAAAAGATAAAAAAGCTACCGGGTATCCAGCTAATAAAGATTCTTACTATCGATGGTAGAGAGGTAATGGTAAAAGGGAAGCCTATACTGGTATAGCTATATGTCACTTAAAAAGAAAAGAAATATAAACAAAGCTACAGTTTCTGCAAATTCATCTACTGATTTGCACCTTATACTCTTATGGCTAAAGTCAAATCAGGCAATATCTTCTGCAGGCCCTATAAGAAAAAATAAATCTAAATATTCATCATCAGTAAGTTTAAAAGTAGAAAAGGAAAAGGCAAAAAATATAGCAAAGGACCGATTTGGAACTTTTGTAAGTTTAAAGTAATTCAGACAAGGAGGATAAAATGGCAAATGGAAACACAGAAGATTGGCTCGTAAAGCTCCAGGATGCTCTGACCGATCTTAAGATTGTAACAACTAATGTTGAATCAAAGCTTGATCAGTTAAAAGAAGGAATGGAAAAAATAGAAGTCTCCATGTCTGAGCTTAGCGGTGTAACAGCAAGACAAGAAACGCGCCTAAGCATTCTAGAGGAGAAATATGAAAGCTGCTCTAAATTGATACCCATGGGCCTAGGAGAAGATCTTGCAATTATGAAAAGTCAGGTAAAGACTTTAAATCGAGTTTTATGGATAGTTTCTACCTGTATCATTGGAATAATTTTTGAAATATTTGTAACGAAAATCATGTAAGCATACCACATTTATGTTATAATTCTAATACATACGGAAACAACTTATTAAAATATTATTAGTAGAAAACTCATAACAAAGAGGTAACTAATGAGAATTTTACATAAAGATCACCTAACAGTGATGGATGAGTCAGAAATTACCAGGCTTTTAGCGCGAGCTAAGTCAATGGCGCGTAGGACATCAGGGACTCAGCGTGCCAATGTCGAGATAGAGATATGCTATCTTCAAAGAGAAAAAGAAATTAGAGAAGCAAGAAAAGAAAAGCACCAGCTATATCTAAGAAAAATAAAGAGAAAATAAAACCTTTACTTCTATACCAGGTGTCTACATTTCTATTGAACTAATAAAAGTCTGAAATTAATCAGAGTATAACACGATCAGGAGAAAATTGTGTCTTCAATACTAGAGTCTTATTTTAAAGATGTTGGTAAGCATAAACTTTTAACACGTGAGCAAGAGGTAGAACTATCTCAAAGGATAGAAAAGGGAGACAATCTAGCAAGAGATATTATGATTCAATCAAACCTTCGCCTTGCTGTATCAATCGCTAAGAAATACTCAAAGAGAGGCTGCGATTTAGAAGATCTTATCCAAGAGTCAAACATTGGATTGATGAAAGCAGTTGAAAGATTTGATTGGCGCAAAGGCTTTAAGTTTAGCACATACGCAAGCTGGTGGATTAGGCAAGCTGTGAGCCGTCATATTAGCATACATAAGAATACAGTAAGAATACCATCACATACATCAGGCTTGATGTGGAAGATTACTAATCTTAACAAGGAGTATGAAGAGGAATTTGGCCAGCTGCCTACAGAAGAAGAGCTTGCAGATCTCCTAGGCGTTTCTAAAAAAATGATAGAGACTTGTATTGCTTCTTTTGCACTATCGCGTGTTTGCTCTATTGATTCCTCACCAGGCTCTGATGAAGACGGCAGAAAATTTTCTGAAATATTGCAGGACACAAACGCCGTAGACGTAGAAAGCGAAATCGATAGGGAGAAGGTAATCAAAACGATAGAGTCTTGCTTTACTTCGCTCACTGAAAGAGAGGAGAAAATTCTTCGTTTGCGATTTGGAATATACGAAGATCTTGAAAATAACAGTTCATTTGAAGTTTAAAAATAAATTAAAAAAGGAGATGTAATATGTCAATGCCCAAAGGACACAAGGTTGATCATGGTTATGCAACAATAGATTCTTTAGCAGGAGGTGCCGGCTATAGAGAAATTGCAGAAAAAATGACAGACATGGGTTTTAAAATGAATCACTCAACAGCTAGAAACGTATTTTTAGCTGCAATGTCTAAGTTTGCAGCAGAGATTTGTAGGCTTTATGATGCGCCAGCACAGGGTGAAAATATAAAAAAAATAGCGTCTGACCCTAGATTCCAGTCAGGATTATTGGATACCATTAGAGAGATAAATGATACGGTTTGATGATATATCAAACTTAAAAATTAATTTAAATAGACATACAGAGCTTCTTGAGGCGTGTGAATGGGATGAAAAACATGCCTCAGAAGCCCTGTCTATCTTAGAGGAGTGTCTCGCTGAGATTCAAGCTAGTGTACCGCTTATAGGCTCATACGATGAATTTGAGAAATTATTAGCTTTGAAACTTTTATCAAAACTAGAAGAAGCACAATCACTAGTTTTAATAAAAATACTAAAAGACTCTCTTGAGGTTACACATGTTGAAAAGCCAGGTAATAATTAATCTAGCATTTGTTTTTACGGATACTTAAAATGAGTCAAAACTTTAAAGCAGGAGATCTCGTGTTAAATAAAAGCTCCGTAGAAAATCAACAAAAACTAAAAGACACTACATCTATCGGAGTCCTAATTAGTGAGTCAAGAGTGCATAAATCATTCTGGCAAGTTCTATCTTGTGGAAATCTTCAGACTTGGTATGAAACAAATTTAAAAAAAATAGAAACTGAGAAAAAGTGAAACCGATCGAGCTAACAGAGATATCATGGTATGTTGAAGATAGAGAGCTTGTCGTTATTGATCTAAGTGAAAACATTACAATATCACTAACCCTTGAAGAATTTTCCTATCTCTTGCATGATTTAAATGAAACAAAATCGGCACTCTTGGAAATTGGTGATATTAAAATTGGAACTGCAGACCACGATGGTGAAATAATTGAAGAGCTTGTGGTTGTTACAGAGGACGAAGAGTATAATTAGATTAAAGCACTACAAGGTTTAAGATTTGTAATGATTAAAAAATCTGACATAAAAACTCTAACACCACACAGAAATCTACATCCTAAAATCTGGCAGGATAAAAAGATTGACAAGCAGATAAGGCAAAAACTACTTAAAATTGCTTACGATTTTTACGTGTTTCTTGATATTTCAGCGCCTATCTTAGATATTACTCTTACAGGAAGCTTGGCAAATTTTAATTACACCGATCAGTCTGATATCGATTTACACTTAATTATTGATTATGCGTCTGTTGACGATAATATTGAACTTGTAGAGAACTACATGCGTGCAAAAAAGACAGTCTGGAACGATAAGCATAATATCACAATAAAGGGACACGAAGTAGAACTTTATGCTCAAAATAGCTCTGAAGAACATCATTCCACAGGTGTTTTCAGCATCTTATATGACGAGTGGATTAATACGCCTGTCATGGGCGGAGCGCGAATAAATTTAGATGCAGCAAAGAAAAAGGCACGCTCAATGATGGCACAAATTGATAATATGCTAAAAAGCCCAAATAGAATGAAGAAAATTGAAAACATGAAAGAAAAGCTTAGAGATATGAGAAGTGCCGGGCTAAAGAGAGCAGGAGAGTATTCTTCAGAAAATCTTGCATTTAAGCTATTACGTCGAACGGGATATATTAAAAAGATGTACGACGCGTATGATAAAGATTATGATTCTAACATGTCTCTTGATGAGTCATAAACATAAGGGTGAAATATGAAAATTTTACTAATTGCGCTAATTTCAGGCTGTGTTTCAAAACATCGTGTTGCTGGGCAGGGTTTTGAGTCTTCAAACAGCTTATGCCTAGACGCTGTTGTTGTAAACATGGACTCGGCAGGCTGTAAAAGCATCACAGTTGAGAGAAATGAAGACAACAAGTTAGTGAGAGTTCACTGTGGCGACAGTCGAGTTAATGGTGAGTCTCAATGGTTAAACTTTAATTTTTACTTTGCAAACACACAGATCGTAGACGTTACAGGTTTACCTGGTATGCCCGGCTGCGTAGATGCAAATCTTGCAATGTCATACGAGCCAATAATTCAAACAAGATAGGGTGTTTTTAAAACATTTTTTATTAGATTGTTAATGTTGTAAGAAAATAGGATAACTGCAATGAATCACACTGTTAAGAAAATATTCTCCCACAGCGAGATAGAAGAATTAAAAGCAGAAATAGGCTCTCTAGGTTTTGATGTCTATTGTACGTCTGGCGGTTTTGATCCGCTTCATATTGGGCATCTAAGGTGCATTCAGGAAACTGCAATCATGTGTGAAGGAGGGGCAACAGGAAGGGGTGCTCCGGGTGTTTTTGTGGTGATTGTTAACGGTGACGGCTTTTTATATCGCAAGAAAGGATATGCATTCATGCCCCACTCGGAGCGAATGGAAATAGTGGCAGGCTTGGAAGGTGTTGATTATGTTCTAGGGTGGGATGACGGTAGTCAGACTGTAACAGGTGCACTTGATGCTCTAAAGCCTAGTTTCTTTACTAAGGGCGGTGATAGAGATTCAGCTTCAAATGTCCCAGAGTTTAAGTTGTGTGAAGACATTGGGTGTGAAGTTATTTTTAACGTCGGCGGCGGAAAAATTAGATCAAGCTCTGAGCTAGCTAAGGCAGTGCTAGAAGGAAATCTTCGCAAGGAGGCCGTTGAAAAAGGCAGCGTCTGAAATGAAAATTGACCACATTGCCATTGTTGTAGATAACCCTAGAGAAGCTGCAGAGTGGTATATACAAAATTTTGGAGCAGAGCTCTTATACGTCGATGACACGTGGGGTTTTGTTCAGTTTGAAAATATAAAACTTGCTTTTGTTGTCAAGACTCAGCACCCGGCTCACTTTGCTTTTGAGGTTGACGCTTTTAGCGGTGAAGATAAAATAAAAAAGCATCGTGATGACTCAGAATCGGTGTACAAACGAGATCCATGGGGAAATATATATGAGTTAGTAAAATATCCATATTAGCCACCTTAGCTCAGTTGGTAGAGCAACGGTTTTGTAAACCGTAGGTCATCAGTTCAAGTCTGATAGGTGGCTCCACATTGATGGGGTGAAGCGCCACAGGCAGGTGCACCGGGTTGTTACCCCGGCCGTTGTTGGTTCGAGTCCAACCGCCCCAGCCAAATATTGTAATAAAACAAAACTGGCGACGCACATATGTAATAATATGGTCTCGCGTTTCGCCAGCTTTGTTTTTTGCTTTCTGCTCTTAACAAGCTGTAGTGAATATAAGATCAATGCGATAAACGACGATGTATCAGAGCCGGGCACTATTGTAGTTGATTCAGCTGAGCCTGAACCAGAGCCTGAACCCGACCCTCCGCCTCCAACTTATCCAGATATAGAGGTGTCACACACTGCAATTGATTTCGGAAATCTCAACGCGCTAGGAGATGTTGGAACAGAAGTTGTTACTGTTAAAAATGTTGGTGATGCTGATCTAAACGTAACAGACCTCAGGCTTAATTTAGGGTCAAGCGTTTATACGCTCACACCGCTCGGCGCTTCTATTTTATCGCCATCACAGCAAAGCGACTTTAGCGTGTCATACGACCCAGTAACTTATGAGACAAATTCTGAATCTGTGACAATAACATCAAATGACCCAGATGAACCAACTGTAACAATTCCTATCACAGGAAACGGTTCAGCACCAGTGATTGATATTGATCCTTACTACCACGATTTTGGTGTAACACTAGTCGGTTGTGACGGAGAGAAAGAGGTCGTCATTTCTAATATCGGTGATGTTGACCTTGTTGTGACCAGCTTAGACTTTTATGTTTCTTATCCTGCTGAGTTAGAAATAAGTTTGTACGAAGATATCAACGGCTCACTCCCTTGGACGATACCGCCTGCTTCTTCAAAAAACGTCATGATTGGTCATGAACCTTATGATGAGCTAACAGATTCAGGTTTTATCGAGGTAGGATCAAATGATCCGATCACACCCATAGCTCGTGCAGATCAAGTAGCCGACGGAGATTTTGCACTTGACCTTGTAGATGATTTTGAGCAAGACGAAGTTACAAGTGCTGATATTCTATTTGTTATTGATAATTCTGGATCAATGGGCGTTTGGCAAACTGCACTAACAGATAACTTTAATTCTTTCATAGGTGTCTTTGGTATAACCGGTGTCGATTACCAGATAGCAGTCATAACAACAGACGATGAAACATTTCAAGGTCCTATTCTTACTGATTCAACACCTGATTTAGCAACGGAATTTACTGATCAAGCCATTGCCGGGACTTACGGGTCATCAATGGAAAAGGGTCTTCACTATGCAGAACTTGCTACTCTCCCTGGTGGCGATGCCAGCCCTGGGTCTGCGTTTCTTAGAGCTGATGCAAAACTAATTGTTATCTTTGTTTCTGATGAGAAAGATTGGTCTACAAAGACAGACCTGGAGTATGTGACACACTTTAAGTCACTAAAGGCAACCGACAGCATGGTTGTGACTCATGCGGTTGTCGGTGATGCACCTAGTGGATGTTCAAGCTCATCAGGCACGTGGACAAGAGCAGATTACGGTGAAGGATATATCGAGGTATCTGCACTTATGGGCGGCGAGTTTGTATCAATATGCTCAGAAGATTGGGGCGCAGATCTTGAAGGCCTTGCACATGACTCTATCTTAAACAGATCGTTTGAGCTGACTGACATTCCCTACGAAGAAACAATTATTGTAGAAGTTGACGGCACAGAAGTAGCTGACTGGTCATACAATAGTGTTGAAAATTCAGTTGATTTTATGGGAAGCTATGTCCCAGAAGCGGGAACAGAGATAGAAATAAGTTACTCAGTCCTTGCTGATTGTGATTTATTTGAAGATGTTTAAATTTATTCCGAAACGTTCTTGTAGTTTTGTATAGAATAAAGGCAAATCTATACTGGGAGTAGAAATGAAAAAGCAAGAGATAGATAGGCTTATTAAGCTTCGGCAGTTCGTGATCGATTATTACAAAACACTGGATGGAAATGCGAACCCGTCTACAGCTGTGACATTACAGAGAGATGTTGCAGCAGTGCTGGAAAGCACTGTTAGAAGTCTTGAGGACGTTCTTTCTGATTATGTAAATTTTCAATAAGTAATCTGTGATAATTTCTCATAAGCATAGGTTTATCTTTTTTAAGCCTATAAAGTGTGCAGGGACAAGTATTGAAGTCTCTCTCATTCCAGCTTTAGGCAAGGATGATATCATGACAGGCACAGCTTATCAAGAAGAGTTACAAATTGAAAATATAAACTATTCCCCAAGAAATAATTTGAAGCTAGTAGGCATCCAAAAAATACCGGGGCAAGAGTCACACATAGTAACTGCAGAGCCTATATATCATTCACATACACCTCCTACTGTGCTTAGAGAGATTACTTCAGATTCTTTGCAGGATTATTTTAAGTTTAGCATCATAAGAAATCCGTGGGATATGCTTGTGTCATTTTTTTGGTGGAGCTTTCATGGTTTCACTCCTGTGGGGCAAGAGAAAAAGAATAACTCATACACACATCGAGGAAGAATGTCTATAGTGCCAATGAGAAGCGATCCAGACCCGGTTCTTAAAGCAAAATTTCAGAACTTTATAGAATCAAGCATGAACAAAGACGACGCAGTTGGTCTGCCATACCTTAGTGATAATGACACAGTTATCTCTTGGCTTGAAAAGCTATATCCAGATTTTGTATGTGATGATGTTGATCTTGTTTTAAGGTTTGAAGATTTAAAAAGCGATTATGCAAAGTTATGCAGAACACTTGATATTAGAGAGAAAGAATTACCTCGGTTTAAGTCAAACGTAAGAAAGAGTAAAAAACACTACAGCTCATATTACAATGATTACAGTAGAGATATCGTGGCAGAGAAGTTTAAAACAATCATAGAGAGATTTGAATATAAATTTTAAAAATTTAAAAATTTTCTCCAAGCCATACTTATTAAAGTATGGCAACGCTTTTTACAATTGTTTGCTTATTTCTGCTAGGTTGTCAAGGTGACTACTCTGTCGTAGAAAAAAATATTCTCGAAGCAGTTTCAGATTCTTTCGTTCAAGCAAGCAAGACAGGTTCATTAGACATTCTTGTTGTCCTAGACACGTCTGGATCAATGAGTGATAATTTTGAAACTGTCGGTGAAGGAATGCAGACACTTAAGTCTGACATTGAGTCACTTACAGATGATTACCGTTTTGCATTTATAACTGGTGATCCTGAGCGACTTGGCTTACAAGGGCCGTATGACCGCAACTCAACCAGTATAGATCTACTAATGGCACCTTCCCTTCTACCCTATGCTTCAAAAGAAGAAAGTTTCGCTGCAGCATATATGTTTGCTCAGGATCAAGAAGGCCATCTATTTTTTAGAAGTGACGCTGACTTGCTCATGTTTTTTGTATCTGATGAAGAGGAACAAAGTCATGTAAGCGCACAAATGTTCTACGACTGGTTACACGAGTTTAAGAGTAATGCACGTGTTGACTCAGTTAGCATTGTAAATTTGGAAGAGAGCGAGTGCGATGTTGGGTACGGCAACACAGTCGGCTATAAATACATGGAGCTTTCTTCGTTGTTTAATAAAAGCGCTCTTGACATATGCAACAAAGAATGGTCTACATGGGTATCGGAATCATCTTTCTTAACAATGTTAAAAGATTACGTTACTCTCACTAGAGAGCCAGATGTGGATAGCATAAAGGTTTATGTGGATGGTGAAGAGATAAAGCACGGGTGGTTTTATCATGAGGGTAGCAACACAGTTTACCTTGATACAATGCCTGACTATGGATCTTATGTTGTTGCAACTTATTTGACGGAGGAAAAATGAGACTCACAACTTTCTGGCATGTAATGGTCGGCTTAAATATGGGCCTAGCTGTTCTTAGCTGGTCTCTTCATGATAGCAGTATGCTATTGCTAAACCTGGTCTCTGGCGTTGCATGCATTGTAGCTGCTCAATTTGCAGCTCGAAGAGAGGAGCTAGAAGAAGACTAGGGAGCAAAGTGAAAAAAATACTGTCTATTAACAAGATAACGAAGGTGCTATGGATTCTTGTGATGACAGTAAATATTGCTTCTTTTTCTGTATTTTTCTATCACGCGAATTTAAACGCTGTCAGAGAGTTCTTGCTAGTTAACATGCTGACGACTATTATTCTATGTCTAGTCGGCTTTGTTATCATCAAGAAAGACTACTAGGGAATAGACTTATTTTTGAGCATAGTTACTGATATGACTTTTCATACTAAACAGTCTTTGTGTGTAGGAGATCTTGTAAAGCGCAGGTCTGTTTTACATGGACCGGTTAAAAGTATGGGTATAGTTATCAAGAAAAGATTTAAATCAAAAAATGTAGGTAGCCAAAAATATACTTTTCTAACATACGAAGTTTTTTTCCCAGACGGTGAGATTCAATCTTTAAAAGAAGACTACCTTGAAATCGTTCAGCAGGCCTGATAGATACTTTTTTTAAAACAGGCTCGAAATAAACATAGTTATAGTAGGGTGCTGTGAATGAGAAGTGTTGTTTTTTTATATTCCAGATTGTTAATACTGCTAAGCTTTGTATGCTTGATCACACCCAGCTCAGCCTACGGAGAAATAAGCGCAGCATCTTTTAAAAAATATTCTGAAATACCTGTTCAAATTTCTTCTAAAGTAAAAGACACTGTTTTAAATGCTGCTGTCAAGGTCTCTCATCCGGCAGGTCACTCTTACGGAAGCGGCTCTTATATTGAAATTAATAATCACTATCTAGTGTTGACAGCTGCACACGTAGTTGAGGGCATGGAAGTTTTACATGTGAAGAATGGCTATGAGACTGTTGTAGGGACAGTCATATATAGGGATGATAAAAACGATATTGCATTTTTGCTAGTTCCCAAAATGAGATCTCGCATTCCTTTGTCATATAAAAAATCAACTAGTACTGACCTAATGGGAGAATCTGCAATCTATGCAGGCTATCCAAACTCTCATGATCTATTGCTATTTTTTGGAAGAGTTGCAGGCAGAGCAGGTGAGTCTCTAATTATGCACTCTTACGCATGGATGGGCTCTTCAGGTTCTGTTGTTGTAAATATGAAAGGTAGAATTATCGGTGTTTTAACTGCAGTCGATGTCGGAATGTTTGGCCCTAATCCCCAGATCATAGAAGATGTTGTGTGGGTATCATCCATAGCAAAAGTAGACGATACTAAGCTTCAGTCTATATTAAGTGAAATTTAAAATAAAAAAATATGAAACAAATTAAAAACGCCATAGAAAATTTAATATCGGATCCTAGAAAAGAGGATAGAAGAATAGAAAGATTGCAGTCAGATGTTGAGAGGCTAGCAGCTTCTGTTGATAACTTAAGCTATCAATTACAGGAGCAGTCAGACTATATTTCTGAAAGCACTAGAGATCTCAATGTTTTTTTAGAAAGAAGAGAGAATAGAAATAGAAATATTACTCTAGTATTAACTTGGTCAGCTTTCTTTTTCTCTATTTCTTGCCTAACATATTTTCTTGCCGGATAACACACCTAGACAGCCTGCAGCGGGAGATGCACCTTGGAGCAAAACAACCTTTACGGAAAATGGACTTCAGGCACGGGTAAATCTTATGGATTTGACAATGTATGCAATGATATATCTGCACACGTGTCAAATAATGGAAAAATATTTATCGGAACTGATAGCTTTATAGCAGGCTCTCAGTGTATATTTGCAACTGCTATCTGCTTACATGGAGCGACTGGGCAGTCAGGCGGAAGATACTTTTTTAAAAGATCGAAATCTGCAAGAGAGGATTTTCCAAAGCTGCTATTAAGAATGCTTAGAGAGGCACAAGATTCAATAATGGTTGCTATTGAGCTATCTGAGCTTTTTCCTGGCGCTGACGTAGAAATACATCTTGACATCGGATCAGGCACAAAAAGTAAAACCAGTAAATTTATATCTGCTTTAACATCTTACGCAAAGAGTGCAGGATTTAAGTGTAAGATAAAGCCTCACGCGTGGGCTTCTGCATCCGTTGCAGATAAGCATTCAAAGCAGAGAATATGAGGTTGCACAATTATGAAAAGCGTAACAGAAAATAGATTAAGAATTTTTGACTTTGATGACACACTTGCTGAAACGGGTGAGAAGGTTAAGCTGTACACAAACAACGGAGATAATTTTAGAATGCAAAGCTCTGATGAGTTTGCTACATATCAGCTAAAAAGAGGTGAGTATTATGATGAGAGCTCATTTTATCAATTTGACGATGTTAATGTAGATGCAGCTCAGCCTGTCTTGCCAGTTGTTGACATACTAAAAAACTCTCTTAATGCGCCAGGCACTAGAAAAATTCTCATCCTGACAGCTAGAAATCAAAATGCAGAAACTGGTATAAGAAATTTTCTTCAATCTATAGGCGTAGATGATACCAATATAGACGTTGTCGGTGTCGGTGACAAGCGACCAGTTGCAAAAGTTAAGGTTATCCATGACTATCTTACAAACATACTTGACAATGTTAGATTTGTAAGTTTTTTTGACGACTCAGGCCCAAACGTTCAAGCAGTTAGTCAGTATTTAAGGCAGTCCGGCGTCAAGCACGACGTTGCACAAGTTGAGACAGACAAAACAGGCCAAGTTAGACTGAATAGAAAGATTTCTAAGAAAAGAAAATAGTTTCTTATTTCAGCGGATTGTCGTTGTCAATTTCATATTTGATTGCAAATGGTTCTGTAGCTTCTGATAGGCACATAATATCATGAAGATAGTGTGCAATCTCGTGAGAAAGGACACGAATTAAAGTTTGTCTGCCAATATCAGGTGCTACAAATATGCTTGCGTTTCCAGGCATTGCATAAGTCGTGTCATACAGACCATCAATTAAGTAACCTTTTTCAACGTGTATAAAAGACATGATGTCTCTATCATTAAGAGTTTGAAAAGGAACTTCATACACAGTTAGTTTTAGGCTTTTACATTGCTTTTTATTTTTAAAATCTAAAGATATGTGCTGCGTTGTTTGCGTAACAACTTTTTGAGATTCACTTTTGTGCGTCGAATTAGCAAGTGAAAAATATGAAATTTCGTATTCTAGATTGTGTGTTCGTATTTTCGAAGTGTAGCTATGAAAAGAAGAGACGCTTGACATTGCAGCTTCATGCTGTCCGCCATGTGCAATGTCAAGTGTGCTAATAAGAATACCTAGCATCAGGGTTTTCATAGCTTGATTACCTTAAAATAGTTAAAAACAGTGCCAAAAATATAGTTATACTTGCATTTGGCTGTAAAGCTATTATAATATAATTTTAAGAAGATTACATGAAACTCACCTCGATGCAAATAAGAGATTTGATAAAAGAAGAGCTTGCTTCTCTTTCTGAAAAGTACGCTGGATATCACCCAGATGAGTCTTATGAAGAAGGGACTGTTAAAAGCTTAATGCTTGACAAAGAAGTTAAAGCACTCCCAAGTACACATACTAGAGTTAAAGGTAAAGATGTGCCTGTCAACAAGCAGATTATTAACTGGCTTAAGTCAATGAAAATGGTAAAGAGATGAAAAAGATCATGAAAATCTTTACAGATCATCCGCATAGCGTTGGTGAGACATACTGGCAGCACTTTGTATCTGCTTCAAAGATTAGTGCACGCCTGGGTGTAGCATGTATATCTCAAGTAGCCCATGCTATTTTTCCATTTATCTACCCACCTTTTAAGTCTGACGTTGAATCTTTGTCTATTTTTCTGGAAGAGTTGCATCCGGAAAAAAGAAAAAATCGAGATTAAATTAAAATGGGATTACCCGAGCTTAGAAAAAAAGATATAGAGAGCCTTGTTATTGCTGATGTCGTCGAGCTAACAGATGGAAACTTTAAAGTTTCTTTTGAATCTGATGGAGGTGGTACTCATATTCAGGTTGCCATTGAGAATCACGGTGATGCACCAGCACTCTCCAAGCACTTTTCTTTACAGAAATATAGCTATAGAGTCATAATTTTAAAAGTACCATCAGGTTATCTTGACCTGTCATAGATAATTAGTTATTGAGGATTAAAAACATGTCTACTAACGAAAGAGATATTACGCGAGAATTTTTACAAAATATGCTGAGTGAAAATACTGATGTGCCTGCTGAAAAAAATATTTTAAAAGAGCAGTCATCGTCTTTGCCGCCGATCGATCTTTCTAGTATCAATGAGCCTATTTCTCCTTCTGAGCCCGCACCTTCTGATTTTGAAGACAGAGTTGCAGCAGCATTTGCAGACCATTCAGAAGAACTAGGGTACAGAGGAATACCTGACAGCGAGTGGAGGCTTGAAGCTTCTCGCTTAAAAGATGCTTATGACAAAGGTGATCTTAGCGTAGAAAGCCTTGACGATCTCCTTGGAAGAATTGAAATTGACTACTTCGACGAGTACATAGAGGACGTTGCTGAAATGTATGGGGTTGATAAAGATAGGGCAGACCCGACTGATGCTTCATTAGAGGAGTCAGGTGCCATAAACGAGAGAGATATTACTAAGGCTTTCTTGACTCAGATTTTGTCTTAGTCAGGTTTAAAGCTGGTACTTCCAGACCCTCATCTTCCCAGCCTCCTCCTTGCCAGGTTGGAAATAGAATGTGTTTTCTAATTGCAGAATGGCCCCACCCTAGGGCATGACCTATCTCGTGCTCTAGAATTCTCTCTCTCACTGAAATTGTTAGGTATATTTTTGCCCATCTTATTTCTTTCGACTTTGTGTCATGATGAATCTTCGTCGTTGCCAAGTCTCTTCTGATGTCAAAGTCCTGACCGATAAGATCAATCACAATAAAGCCATAGTGATGATTTTCAACACAGTTACTCTTGATGATTGATCCGAATCTATAGCCTCTTTTCTGCCACCAAGCAATTGCATGCTTTACCTCGTCTACTGATACGGGTGCACTTGTGCATATTTTGATATCAGGCTTGCTTTTCCAGTGTGCAATTTTTTCTGGCAGACCGGACGAAACGTTTTCTGTAGATGACTGCTGAATTATTACTTGTGTGCCAGATGCTGTTGTTAGTGTTAGGAAGATTAAGCATGCAAGTAAAATTATTTTTTTCATCTTATTTTTATGTATTCTGCTGCTTGTGCTATCATGATATTTATTTTGGTGAAGAAATTTAAAAAATACGATCTCGTTTGTTGCAGGCTTGGCCGACTCGGGCTTGTTATCGATGTTATGTCTGAAGATATCCCTTTTAACGTACACGTTTTCCTAGAGGGTAAAGTTAGACACTTTAGAGAAAACGATCTAGACGTCTTTGCAAAATTTTAACATTCGGGAAAATAATTATCTATAGCAGGAGGTAGACATGGAAAGAATAAGGATAAGCACAGATAAGTTTCGAAAACTTGTAACCAAGATAAGCACTATAGAAAGATCTCAGTCAGAAACGAAGCTTCTGTGTTTTGTTGCGCTTATTGTCTCTCTTGCTAGCCTTGTTCTCCATGCAATATAAACTTTAAAATTTTGAGTTATACTCTTATCTTGTTGATGTGTATATTTGTCATAACTTA